AGCAGAGCCGCCGCCGTTGGAAAGTTTTTTGACGAGTGCGGGGCAAGCCTTGTAAATATCCGCGTCCCCGACGGTGTTTTTGAAGTATTCGTACTGCGTCCCCTCTTGTTCATACGTTGCCGCATTGTTTTTGATTGATGTGCCCGTGCTGTTTTCAAGCCCCGTTTTTGAGGCTAATTCGGCAAGCGCAAACAAAAACAACTTGTCCGCCGATGTTGTGATCGTCGTACTCTGCGACCCTGCCGTTGCCTTTTTGTTGACTTGCTTTATCACATTGCGCAAGTCTGCGGGCAACTGCGACAAAAGCGTCGTCATTGTGGACGTGCGCATTGCGCTATCGTCCCACCCGCCCGCGTTGGTGCTTGACGAGTTCATTTTGTAGGTGGTCGCAAGAAGGTTTTTCATTCCGATCGTCATACCTGCTTTACCGCCGCCCGTGAGGTCGTCGTGGTTAAAACCGAGAATAACAAGCGTAACCTTTTCGCCTGTCGTTAATTCGATCGTCTTTTCCTCGCCAACTCCAAAATATGCCGCCGCGCGCCCCGACTCCGAAATTGCCGCAATATCTGCCCAGCTCGCCTTTTCGAAGTTGAAAGACGTTGTAACGAAAACGGGCAATGTTTTCCACGGGGTCGAGCCGTCGCCGATCTTTGTAATTTTGTTTGTCGTGTCGTAACCAAACTCGCCCGCGGCGAGGACGGGGTTTTTGCTTTCCCACGTCGCCGCCGTCGCTTGACGATGTTTGATCGTTGCCGTTATGGTCTTGTTTGCCATTTTAACCTCCTTAATTAAACTCCGCCGCCGTTTATAATGATTGTATCCGTATAGCGCATAAGATCGTCGCTATCGGTAAGCCCCGTTGAAGTCTTTACGATTTCCGACTTTGCCGCCTTCGCGTCAAGAGCGGTTTTCACACCGCCCGACGTTACGGGGTTGCTACTGTTTGCCGTCGGCGTGGTGTCGAACGTGAGCGCACTCTGCTTTGCGTTCCACGCCGCCTTTTCGGTGTCGGTTACAACGCGGTGCGTTGCGTCCTGCGCCGCGTCCGCAAGGTTGCCCGACTTTGCAATCGCGGCGAGGTCTGCGTCGTTCGCTTTCGCGTCGAGCGCGGTTTTGATACCGCTCGATTTTACGGGGTTGTTACTGCCCGCCGCGGGCGCGTCGTCAAACGTGAGTGCACTCTGTTTTGCGTTCCACGCCGCCTTTTCGGTGTCGGTTACAACGCGGTGCGTTGCGTCCTCGGTTGCGTCGGAAAGTTTGCCCGACTTTGCGATCGGCGCAAGTTCCGACTCTTCGACGTATGCGCTCAAATCAATAGAGCCGCCGAGCGCGTCCCATTCCGCGCCGTTCCACGCAAAGTTTGTCCCCGCGGGATAGTCGCCGTATGCCGCCACCACGTTGTACACGTCGCCGACATCGTGCGTTGTCGGAAGGTCGTTGTATGTAGCAACCGAGCCTTTATAGCGGTAAATCTGCGACGTTTTTTGATTGACGTAACTTTCGGTCGCAAACTTGTCCGTACCGTTTTCCCCGTCGTTCGTCAAGTCGCTTGTTTTGGTGGGGATTTCCTTTTCCGCCGCCGCGTTCCACGCCGCCTTTTCTTCGTCGGTTACAACGCGGTGCGTTGCGTCCTCGGTTGCGTCGGAAAGTTTGCCCGACTTTGCGATCGCGGCGAGGTCTGCGTCGTCTGCCTTTTCGTCAAGAGCGGTCTTTACACCGCTCGACTTGACGGGATTTGCGCTCCCCGCCGTGGGCGCGTCGTCGAACGTGAGCGCGTCCTGCTTTGCGTTCCACGCCGCCTTTTCCGCGTCCGTAACGGTACGGTGCGTCGCGTCCTGCTCAAGGTCGGCAAGTTCGTCCGTTGTCGCGTATGGTAAATCGTTCCACGGCGTAGAGCCGTCGCCAATCTTAAATTTACGACGACCGTCCGCCGTTTCTTCAACACAAAACTCGCGGTTTTTCGGAGTCGGGTTTACACTCTCCCACGCCGCCGTTGTGCCACCTCTCGCAAGAATTGTTACAATTTTTTCTTTGTCTGCCATTAAGGTTGACCTCCGTTTATTATTTTAATATTTTCAATATCGCTCACACGCGCCGTTAAATCTTGCAATACGGACGGATATTTTTCCGTAATTGTTTCGTCCGCCTCGATTGCCCGCGATAATGTAACATTGATAATTTCCGTTTGCCACACAACACAATCCCCACTATCCTCCTTCTCAAATTGCAATTGCATTTCAAACGCGGGGTGTGATGTCGTTTTACGGCGTAAACGGTATATAAGACGCAATTTTGTTTCCGTTATTTCGACTGTAATTTTTCCGTCTTTGTCAATGTAGCCGTCCTTTTCATTCTGTATCTTGACATACGGCGTAAACTCCGATAAATCAACACCTTCAGAAGTAATACGATCTACGCAAAAAACAATCTCGTCCACAAGATTATTATTTTTTACGCCGATGTGGAGATATTTTATCGGGCAAGCCGTCCCGTTAAAACATATTTCCATATCAAACGCCGCCTCCTTCAATGGTGATCGTGTCCGTGGTTTCAATCACGTTATCAACTTCGTAAATCGCAAGAGCCTCTCCGTTTCTTTTTACGGTTGTGCCGCCGTCCGCAATTGCTTGCGCAAGTTCTTCGATTTCCGCCGTCATTTGTTCGTGTTCTTGCTGTACCGTTTCTGCCGTTGCGTCGGCTGTGTTTTTTGCTATATTCGCGGTAGACACCGCCGCGTCCGCTTTACCGTCCGCCGTTTCTGCCGTTTCTGCCGCCTCGTTCGCCGTATCGACCGCCAATTGCGCTTTGGTTTCCGCGCTTTGCGCCGTGTCGAGTGCGGACTGCGCCGCCGAGAGCGCGGATACAACTGTTTGATTTATTTTCGCGTAATCTTCAACCGCCGATATTACTTTTTGCAAATTTGTAATCGAGCCGCCCGATATTGCAAATGAATAAATCGGAAGTTCATATACTTTATTAACCGTTTCCGACTCTGCGCTGTAAATATCGTCTTTGACAAGCGGTATAGCGTCAAGGCTTGTCCCCACATACGCGACAAACGAGCAATTTTCCTCATCGGACGGGTGATATGTTTCAATACGCGCAACGACATATCCGACATAACCGTTTGTCATTTGCGGCGTTACTGTTTCCGCCGCCGTTACCTCGTTCATACGTCCTTGCACGACAAACGCGCCCGTACCAATTCGGATTGACTGCCCGACGATTGTTGCGGAAAGTTCGTCGCCGTACCCCTTGTAATAGCCGTCCGCCTTGCTTTGGTCGATAAACCTTGATTTGACTTCGAGCGCATACAAATTTGCTTTGAAATTGAAAACGCCTTGATATGTTACGGGTTTTATCAATGTTGCCGCCCTCCTTAACCTTTAATGATCTCGGTTAAAAGAATTTTCTTAAAACCGAGTTTTATTTGCGTATTTTCACCGCTACCGTCAAGCGTCGTTATTTTCTCGCTTATCGGCAACGTTTTATATAACTTGCCGCCGTAATACAACTTTACTTTCGTATAAAGCGGATATTTTGAAAAGTCGATCGGGTCAATCGTAATGTTGTTGTCAATCACGATATTATCGACGTACCGCGCGTTGGCAAGTTCGTACACGGCGTTAAACTGTGCGTCGGCAAGATATTCCGCCTCAAACCATTTTGTTTTGACGGGGTAAATGCGTCCCGAAATATTCCCTTCCGCGTCCGACTGCACAATGTTGTTATCTTTATCGCGGTAGTAATACTTCGTCGCAATCGTGGACGGGCGCGGTTTGTATTGCGGGATATATACGGGGTTTCCTTCGTCATCAACGACGGGGTTGCCCTCGTCGTCCACTTCCTGCACGTCTGTATAAATGATGTTTCCGTCTGCGTCCGTTTCGGGCGTTTCAACGTCGTATTTTATGGTTGCAACCGTCTTGTTTGTCGCCGACGATGTTGTCGTCAACTCGTGGATAAAGTCGCTTAAATCGACCGATAAAACGGTTGTGCATTTTACAAACGTGAAAATGATTTTGCCCGCCGCAATGTCGTACCGCGTTTCGATGTTGTACTCGTAATATTTGAGGTAGCCCTTCAAAAACGTATAGGCGTTGACGAGTTGATATGTTCCTTGCAAATCGCCGTAAACGTCCGTCGTGTCCGTGTTGTCCGTCGGGATAACTACCTCGACGGGAATTTTGCCGACCGCCGCGTCGGCGACATCGAACACCGCCGCTCGTACCTTCTCAAATATTGCCGATAACTTGCCGTCAAAACTGTTTTGCGGCGTGTAGTCAAGCAAAATTTCCGTATCCCACAAAGTTTTGAAGTCAAGCCCTTTGATCGTCCGCTTGTTGTATTCGGGCGTTACGGTATCGGCAAAGCACGCATATTTGTAATTGCCCGCGTCGTCGTTCACGACGGCGATCTTTGCGTCGTTCACGTCCTCGGCGCAAACGCCCTCGCCGCTGAAGGAGTCATTGTCGTAAACGCGGGTCGTCAAATCATACGTTGCGTTGTCAACGTTCGTGATGTGGTTTCGGTTTTCGTCGTATAACGCAATGTACACCGCGCGCCTCCTTTAATCGAATAAATACCGCTTGATCGCAATATCTATTTCGCCCGTGTCCTCGTCCTCCATATTCGAGGTGATGTAGTAATCGCCTTGCGGAAGGTATAAAAACGATTGCTTTGTTTTGTCCGTCAACCCGTATCCGTTGACCGTTTCGCCGTCCGTCGTAACGGTGATTTTTTTGTTTGTCGGCTCGATCACGATTACCGTGCCTTCGGTGTTGTTGGTCGAGAGCGATATTTCCCCGACGACGTTTTCGTCCGTATCCTCGATACGCAAATCAATGTTGTTTTTGATGTTGCCCGAAATGGTAATCGTGATCGGTGCGTCGATAAAAAACTTGTTGGATATGAGCCGCCGCTTTACAAACACTTGCCCCGCAAACCCAAACGGAAAACCGAGCGGGAAAGCCGTTGACTCTTCCGAGGTGTGCTTTAAGGAAAACGACTCCTCGACGCGTTCATACCAATACGTTTGACGTTCAAACGTGAAAGTTTCGACGAAAAGCCCTTCCTCGGATATTTCGCTTTTCGTGTTCGATTGCAACACCACGTCGCAAAACTTGTCCGTTACGCCGTCGTTGTACTCAAACAAAAACGCCGATGTGCCGCACTCCGCCAAGAATTGCAAAAGCCCCTTATAATTCGCGTAACCGTTCGTGCCGTCCGCATTGAAGTATATCTTCAACGTGATAGGCTCGAAAGACGGTGTAACGTTGACAAGGTGCTTGCCTTTTTCGCTTTCCTTATAGGATAACGAAAAAGCATTACCAAGCCCCGACGGCTCCGCCGCGAGCGCGGAGGTGCCGTTCAAATCAAATGATTTTGACTTGTCGTATGTATGCAAAATAAATTTCCGCATTTACATCGCCTCCGCAAGTTTTACGTTTATTTCCCGCACGAGCGCGTCAACGTCCACCTCCTCGGCGTAGTTCTGTATCGTAACCGTTACGTTTTGCGTCGTGTTGTTGGTGCTGTAATCGTTGTTTATGATGTCGCCCGACGTTCCGCCCGCGCCGATGTCGTCGTATATCGTGCCGCCGCCCGTTGTCGTTCCACCGTCGGGCGTTACGGGCGGTGTCGTGTCGATAATCGCGTTTACATCGTTCATATCGTCGATCGCGGTTGTATCAATGCGTAACTTGACCTCCGCAATGCGGTCGATGTGTACGCCGAGCCAACCGAGCGCGCCGTTTACACCGTCGATAAGTCCGTTTATAATTCCGATAACGAAATTAACCGCGTCCTCGATTGCGCCGACAACGATGTTGATTATACTTACAACGCCCGAAAAAATCTTTGATACGATGTTCCCGAACGTTTGAAAGAGCGGCGCAAGCCAACCGAGCAATTGTCCTATGACCTGTAAAGGCACTTGCAACGCCGACAATGCGACTTGTAACGGAATAAGCGCGACCTCGATTAACGGTTGCAACAATTGAAAAATCAAATTGAGCATATCGAAAAACGGCGATAATGCGTCAACAACCATATTTACAACGAGGGCGAGAATATTCCCGACCAACTGTATGATCGGCGACAATAGTCCGATAAGCGTATTAAGCGTGTTCATTATCACGTCGAGGACGGGTTGCAACGCCGTACCCAAAAGCCCGACGAGATTGTTTATGCTTTCACGGAAAGCCTCGCATTGTGTGTAAAGCACAAGCAAGATCGCCGCGACCGCCGCAATTATCAAAATGATCGGGTGCGCCGCAAGCGCGGACAACCCCGCTTGAAGTTGAGGTATTGCCTGTATCAATCCCCCGACGGTCGTTACCAATTTGCCAATGCCGAGCGTAAGCGGCGCAAGCGCGGCAACAACTAAAAGTGCCTTTGCGGCAAATTCCTGTTGCTCCAACGTAAGCGAATTAAACCACTCTGCAAGGGCTTGTAAGCGCGGCACGAGCGAGTTGTTGATTACGTTTGCGAGGGACTGTAAAAGCGGTTGCAACGACGCTCCGATTTGCAAGCCGACGTATTGCAACGACTGTTTTAACAAATTGATCGTGTCGTCAAGCGTAGCAAGCGCGGATACTTGCTCGTCGGTAAGACTGCTCATACCCGCAAACTCTTCCTTAAACTTTGCGATTTCTTCCGTCCCTGCGTTAAGATACGGCAACATTTGGTTTGCAATGCGGTCGCCGAAAATTTCGTTTGCATACGCCGCTTGCAACGTTTCGTCCTCCATACCCGCGAGCGCGTTCATTACGCCGTCGAACATTTCCTCGTAGGAGTCAAACTGCGACATTTCAAGTCCAAGCGCGGAAAGAGCCTCCGTCGCCGCGCTTGTCTTGCCCGACGAAAGATCGAGCATTGCCGCGCGGACACGAATTAACGCGCGGTTAAAATATTCCACATCAACGCCGAGTTGCGACGCGACGTATTGCCACTCTTGTATGGTTTCCGCGGATACGCCAAAACGGTTTGACAAGTCGTCGATTTCCGCGCCCGTTGCCGCCGTGCTTACGCCGAGCGCGCCGAGTCCCGTTATAGCACCCGCCGCCGCGGCGGAAAACGGCGTTAATGCACGTCCCGCCGTCGATATTGCGTTACCGACCTCGGATACGTTTTTTGCGATAGCGTCAAACTTGATCTTGTTGATTTTGTCGAGTTGCTCTTCAAGTTGTTTTGCGCGCAATTCCGTTTGCGCCAACTCGGTTTGCAATTTTTTGTACGCCGTTGTATCCGCGTTACCGCTTTGCTCCAAAAATGCCAAACGCGCGCGCAAGGTTTCCGCGGCTTTTGCGGTTTCGTCAATCGCCTGTTGGGCTACCTTTTGCGCGCGCTCGAAAGTGGCACTATCAAATTTGAGTTCCAAACTCTTTTGGAGTGCGTTCAATTCGGATTGCGACGACTTTGCCTCGGAGCGCAATTCACGCATTTGCTTGTTAAACGTGGTCGCGTCCGCGGATATTTCAACCGTTAAGCCGCGTATGTTGTCCGCCATATTGTCCGCCTCCTTTTAAGAATTTGACCGCCTCCGCTTGCGAAATATCGCGCACCTCGACGTTTCGTTTTTTGTTCTTGTCCGCCGTCTTGCGTTTTAACGCCGCTTTGATGTTCGCAATGTCAAGAGCGTAAAGCAATATGCAAAGGTCGGTAAAATGCGTGTTTCGGATAAAACAATCTTGTATTTTATGCTCGACGCACTTTTGCATTAACGTTATGTACCGCGGCACAATCAAGTCGTTTTTGCGGTTGCGCGATTTCCTCGGATTGATTTTGTCGTACAACCACAAAAGTTCTTGACTGTGCGCTATGAGTTTTTTGCTGTACCCGTACTGCCGTTCAACACGACCTCGAAAACAAACTTGATCTTTTCGATAAGTTCGTTAAGGTATTCGCCGTCGGCGAGGTCGAAAAGTTGACAAAACGATTTGAAATCGGGTATATCGCTCCCCTCCATAAAGCAATAAAGGGCTTTAAGGTTGGAAAGGATATATGCCTTGTTTTCGACCGTCCCCGCGGCTTTCATTCGCTCGATGTATGCAAAGAGCGTTTCGTTTTTTGCGTTGTGCGGGAAGTTCTGCTCCCACCGCTCCTCGGCAAACAACGACGTGTCAATTGCCACGCTGATGTTTTTCTTATTTACGGCGAGTTTGCCTTCCGCGTCAATCTGCTTTTCGACGACGGGCAACGTTGTTTTTATCATAGCCCGCCTCCCTTATTCCGCCGCGGGCATTTCGGGCAACACAACCTCGTCGCCGAACGTTGCAAAACCTTCGTCGGCGGGCGTTACGGTCATTTGCCAAACGATCACGTCCTGCCCCGTCTTTTCGTCCTTGTAAACCGTTCCGTCGGAATTTTTGAGCGGTACGCCCGCAATTTCAAGCGCGGTTTCAAACGACGACTCGTTGATGTCGTCCGTCGTTTGGTCGAACGACTCGGAAGGGCGCGTCGGCGACGTTACGCCGTAAAGCCACGTTTTGGCGATAGGCATACCGCCCTCCTCGTCAATGCCGCACGTTTCAAAATAGATCGCGTGCGACACGAGGCGTTGCTGTTTGATGTCCGCAAGCCCTTTTGCCGTCTTGATCTTGCGCCCCATTGCGATCTCGTAATCGTTGCTTACGTTATTTGTCCCCATTGTCCCCGTCTTGCCGCGCTCGTTGACAATCGAGCAAATACGGCGACCGTCGCCGTAAATGACTTTGGTTGCGGAGTCGGGTTCCAACGCCATTGAAATCGCCGTGCCGTATGCAACGGGGGTTGCGTAGCCGCCCTCGCCGTCGGGCAAAGCGTACTTGATGTTTTGCACGTTAAAACGGACAAGTGTTTTTTTATCCATTATTGTTTACCTCCATTGTCGAGTGTTTTTTTGATTGCCGCAAATATTTGCGGCTCTGTGCTGTCAAAGCAACGGCGGATAAAGCCGTAATGCGGGCTTTTTTCGCTGTACTCCAACACATTTGAAAGCGGCACGCCTTCCCGCGCCTCGCCCTTCGACCCGTCTTTCGTCTTGCGATGTACAACGCCTTTTGCAACGCGCGTATTGCCGACGTATCGGCGGTCTTTGTACTTCGTCTTGATTTTCCAAGAGCGCGCCATTTCGCCCGTGTCGATCGGCGTTGCGCTTTCAACTGCCGACTTGAACACTTCCGCCCCCGCTTGCAACGCCTCTTGCCGCGTATCAAACATTGCGCTTTGGTATTCCGTTAATATCTGCTCTAACGCGTCGGGCAATTCTTCAAGCGAAAAACGGCTCGTTGTAATCTTATCCGCCACGTTTCACCGCCTCCACATACAAAAACTCGACGTTTATGCCACGATACGGATTGTCGATGTCGTATATATCGCTCTCGCCGTTCGCAATGCAAAAATGCTTGTCGGACTTAAACTCCGCGATAATCCGCTTTATGCGGTTTTCCGCGTCCACAAACCGCGCGTCGGTCTTTTCGTATGCGTAATAATAATTTACATCGACGTAATAGCGGACAATTTGCGCGCGCCCGTCACCGTGCGCCCCGCCCTTGCTTGATACGACACGGTAAACAACATACTCGTCTTGATTGACTTTCACGGTCGAGCCGCTGATTTTATCAACCTCAACGCGGCGGATATGGTGGGATAAAATACCGTAAGGCAAAAGCACTTTATCCAATTTTGCTTGTACCGTCTGCCGTACACCCATTACCGCACCTCGTACTTCTTGACTTGAAATTCAAGCATTTTGTTTTGCTCGATGTAGTTGTCCGCCGCCGACGCAAGCCCGAACGTGTGCGCGTCGTCCGCTATGCCGTGTAAGTAAATGCGCACGTCTGACGTTATGAGCGCGTCATACACGCGCTTTACATACGGCATACGCACACGGGCGGGACGGATAACGCCGTCGGACTGCTGTTGTATCGCCGTTGCCCCGTAACTGCCGAGCCATTCGCAATAAAAGCAATCCGTCATTATCGGCGCGCCGTTCTCGTCCGTCCCGATCTGTGCTTGTATAGGTTTCCACGACGTGGTTGCGCCTTTCCCCGCCTCGTATTCCGTACATTGCACGGCAAATTTTATAAGCGTCCTTTTGCGTTTTACGCGCTGATCTGCCATACGCTACCTCCGCAATTGCGAGATAAGCGCAACGATCATACCGTCTTTTTTGATAAGTTTTTCGTCGTCGCCCTTGTCCCGATAGTCCGCCCAAATGGATTTGACGGCATAGGCGCGTTGCGTTGTCAACCTTTCGTTTGGCACGCCGCTTTCGAGCATAAATTCCGCCGCCTCGTCGATGTAACCTTGCACCTCTTGTTTTTTGTGCGGGTCGCTGTCAAGATAGCCCAACTTGAAAAGTATTTTATCAACCTCTTGCATTGATAACCTCCGATCGTTTACCGATTATGTATCGCCACTTCGGCGACCTGCACGCAAAACTTGTTGTTACTGTCCGTCGTCGGTGCTTGCCGCCGCCTTCTGCACGCTTGCAAAGCCGTTCCACATCGCGGGCGATCCGCCGACAAAGCCGACAACCTTAAACGCGATTACGCCTTCCTTAAACTTGTAGTCGGTGGACTTTTCGACATCAAGCGCGGTGAAGTATGCGAGTTCATAGCCCTTCAGTTTGCCGTAAAGCATATAGGGCTTGCCCGCCTCCACGTTACCGAACGCCGCAAGACGGCTCGTGCAAACGAACGGAATACCGTTGATAGTACCCGAATTGCCGCGTACAACGATTTCGTATGCGCGCTTTTTGTCTGTACCCTTGACCTTTGCAAACTCTTTGAGGGTGAGTTTGTTGAGGATAAGGGTTGCGTCGCCCTCGACCTCTTCGTCGCCGCCGTAATCGAAAACGATGTTGTCGAGCGTGTTTTCGTCGATCGTGGCGATCGTCTTGCGCTGTGTCGCCTCGATCACCTTTGCGGGCGCGTTCGTAATGCCGACAAGTTCGCCCGTTCCCGTGCCGTTGACGATCTGCGAAATGAGTTTCTTGCGCCACGCGCCGACGACTGCCGCGTCCACCTCTGCCATATAGTTGGCGGAAGGGAGTTTTTCGACCTCTTCGTTGACCTCGGCATACGCAACGATTTTTACTTTGTTGATGTCGGCGTAATCGAAGGTAGGCTCGGCGGACGTCGCGGGGGCTTTCCCCTCTTCGGTGATTACGCCCTCGCCGTAAGCCTTGACGAACGGCTTTTTGTAACTTTCCGCACCCGCGCCTTCAAGGTGTACGACGTTGACAAGCGTGTCAAGCGTTCCGACCTGTTCAAACGCGGGGTTGAGCGTTCCGCTCGTAGCCGTGCCGAGGGCGGTACTGCCCGACGCAACGGCGGCGCGCATTTCGATAGCGACCTTTTCACCGTTTTTGAGTGCCTTCGCGCGCTTTTCGATTTCTTCCTTTTCCGCGGCGCGCTTTTCGTCGGTCTGCGCCTTGCCTTGATCGTAAATCACGCCGCCCTTGTTGGGAAGTCTTGCGGCACGTTCGTCCGCCTCTTCCGCCGCCTTTCTTGCCTCTTCGGCGCGCTTGTCGCTGTCGTCCTTTTTGAGTTGTTCGATCGTGAAATTGATCTTGTCAACCTCGGAGCGGATTTCCGCAAATCGTTCCGCCGTGGTTTCGGGTTTCTGCAACTCCGCCAAGAGGGCGGCACGCTTTTCCAAAAGTTCTTTGATGTTCATAACTGCTTTTGCTCCTCCAAAAATAAAAATTTTTCGATTTCAAGCCGTAAAGCCGCTTGCGCTTTTTGCCGCTCCTCTTTTTCGTTATCCAACGCGGCGGCGCGGGCGTTATCCAACGCCCTTTTTTCGTTATCCAACGCGCTCGCCGAGCGGGCATATATCGAGGTTTGCGGGTATGCGCCGTCATTAACCGCGGATACCTCGAAAACCCTTGATATTTTTGTAATGCGCCTTGTCGGCATTTCGCTTTCAAGGTCGCTCCACTCTGCGCCCGATACAACGATACCGAACGCAAAAGACATATCCTCGATGTCGCCGCGCGTAACCGCCGAGCATAGTTCGCGGGCAGTCGCATTGTTTTCGATGTCGAGGGTTGTTTTGATGTGCATACCGACGTTATCGACGGAAATATCCATTGTCGAACGCTTGCCGCGTCTGTGGCGCGCAAGCGGTATCATTCCGTCGTCGTGGTTTACCATAAATTTGATGTCGGACAAGTCCGCGCCGTCGAGCGCGTGCGCGTCGATTACCTCGTAAAAGTAATCGCCGATCGCGGTGCGCTGTTCAAAGACAATCGGGCAACCTTCGATTATGCCTTTGAGCGGGTCAACCGTCGCACCCTGCCCTTCCCCCGCGCGCCGAAAGATTGTTGCGGGCGCGGTGATTTGTTCGATATACTTTTCGAGCATTATTCCTCCTCCTTCTTTGCCGCGGCGGGTTTTTTACCCTGTGCAAGCGACGATATTTGATATTGATTTGCAATCGACACGTCAATATAGTTGAGGGATACGCGCGTCGGCTGTCCGTCGGGTTCATATCCGAGCAATTCGCGCCGTTCGTCGCGGGACAAAAGCGCGTCGTCTTTTGTCATTTCCGCGATTTCCTGCCGCCTGCTGAAGGAAAGCGATTGCACCAATTTGTCGTAATACTTGATCGTGTTCCCGTATGCGAGTTGTCGCGGCGTAAAAAGTACGATTTTCATTGCCTCGGCAATTTCGATAAGCAATCCCTCCACCGCCGTTTGATAAAACGCCGTGTACTCGTCGTCCGTGTATTTTCCGAGGTAGATCGGCAAGGATACGCCGAACGGCGACAATATCTCGTCGCGCAAATACGTCAAAATGTTTTGCGGTATGTCCGTTGCGCTGATGTTGAGCGGGGTAAAATCGCTTTCGTAGTCCGTTGCAACAATACCGTACTTTGAGTTGAAAAGGTGATTTTCAAACTCCTCGCGGGTCAATTCCTTTTTGTCCGCGTCCGCAACGGTTTTCATTGTCAAAATGCCTTTAAGCGATAGCGACGCTTGCAACGTTTTCGGGATTGCCTCTTTGATAACGTGCATTGTCTGTAAGTTGCCGAGGAGTTCCTTGTATTCCCCGCCACCGCTTACACCGCCGCCCAAGTATGCGTTTTGACCGTAGCCGAGGCGGATATGGATTACATCTCCGTAAGGCAAATCGAACGTAACGCCGTTGTTTGACAATTCAATGCGCATTTCGCCCGCGTCCGAGTAGTACAACTTGACGTTGGCGGTTTCGATCGGGTAAAACCCGCGCGTTACGCGCTTGACGTACTGCGCTCCGTTTACCGTAATCGGCACCTCGTCATACTGCCAATAAATAAAGCAATTTCGGTTTACGAGCGTAAGCCACGCAACCTTGTACAAAAAGTCTTTTATGCCGCAAAGCGGGTTTACACGCGCCGATAATACCGTGTTAATGCTATCGTCCTGCACCTCGATACGGTGCGGGTTTTGCCGTTCGATTACGGACTTTAAGTTGCACTTCGACACCTCCTCCGCGACGCGGTGTATCGCCGTTTTTACGATGTCACTAACGTGTATGTTATTGCCGAACGAGGTAAACACGACATTGTTTGCATTGAAAAGCCGACGGCTATATGCGCTCGCCTTGTCCCAACCGAGCAAACCTTGTATCGCGTTTTTAAGTGTTGACAAGTCCTTTACCTCCTTTTGGCAAAATAAAAAGTGAGCCGATATTTCCGACAAGGCGCAATGCCTCTCGGTAGAATATCGACCCACTTGTTTTTGACCTTAAATCAAAAATGGGGTACTCGCCGCAATGCGGCGGATAGTACACACATATTCAATTTTACCTTTATTATACCCGTTTCGTAATACGAAGTCAATACCTTATGACGATAAATCGAAAAATTTTTACTTTTCGTCCGCCTTTTGGTCGCGTTTAATGGTAAATGTGTATTCGCGGCGGCATATCGGGCAAAAGTATGTAACGTTTATCACCCCGACGCGCGCGTCATACTTTCCGAGCAATTTGTTGTGTATCGGGCAACGCACCTCACGTTGATATTGATTGTTGGTTTGTTTTTTATCGTCCATATTTACGCTCCGATCTTTGAAAGAAATGCGCTTTTACATTCGCGCAATGCCGCGTATGCAATTACTTTCGACATCGTGCCGTCGATTTTGTTGCCGATGTACCCGCTTATTTTTTCGGGCATTACAAAGCCTTTGTTGTCGTGTTTGACTGCCGTATTGCGGAAGTTCCAAGCGCATATTTCGTTGCGGTTGTAGTTGATATGACGCGCTCGCAAATCCTCCTCCACCGTTCGCGTCGGCGTGTTTAACCCCTCGTATGTCATTTTGATTTTTGTTAAAACATTTTCGCCAAAGCGTTGTTTTACGATCTTTGCAAACTCTTTTGCGTGCCACTCGTCATAACCCACACGGTACGGGCGGATTTTGTACGTTTGATACATTTCCCAAATATACTCGGCAACAACGTTGTCGTCGATTACGTTGCCTTTGACGATACGGCAAAGCCCTTCCGCCGCCCATTGTTTGTAGTCTTTCTTCTCCGTGTTCGTCGGGCTGTCGGTCGCTTGACCGTCGCCCGCCTTGACCTCGGTTACAAAGTACATCGTGTAAAGATATTTCACGGGGTCGGCGGGACGCATAAACAAAAACGTGCAAGCGCAAAGATCGTTTGTTTCCGCAAGGTCAACCCCCACAATACACCAACACCCCGCAAAATCGGCAATATCAAACGTGCCGTCGCACTCGATAATGTCCGCCTCGCGTAGCCACGCCCGCGAGGAAAGTTGTTTGATGTTAAATTCTTTCGCAAGCGTAAAGGCGCGTTGCGCGCCGTTGTTGCGCGCCTCTTCGACAAGATCGCGCAACTCGGATATTTTCTTGACAACGCCCAACATCGGGTTTGACTTCGCCCAACTGCGCTCGTCATTCCACACCTCCGCCTCGCTGTCCTGCGTATAAAGCCACACAAGCCAACGGGGGCGGTCGAGTTCCCCTTTTAAGACACGGCGCGCGTCGTGTAATCGTTCGTCAAGGTAGCCGTCCCGAACGATACCCTCCGTCGTGATTTCAAAATAAAGCGGCTCGTCCTGCGTCGTCAATGACGAACGGAGCGGCATTACCGTTGAGCGGTCTTTCATTTCGTGTACTTCGTCCACGATTACGATTTTTAAGTTGCGCCCCTCTTTTGCCCCCGACTTTGCGGACATCTTTTTAATCGCGCCCTTGTTCTGCGAGGAAAATTTGCCCGTCTTTTTTCGCTGTTTCGGGTTTCCGAAAAATATGCCCTTGATATTCTTGCGCGTAACGCGCGACATCGCCCGCGACTCTTCGCGGAAGTTATTTATGCAATCAAATATCAAACCCGCTTGCTCGTAGTCGTTGGAGGCGCACATTACCTTTTGCCCCGCCTCGCCGCAAAACCACTCGGCAAGCGTCAACGCCGCCGTGAAAGGCGTTTTGCCGTTCTTTCGGGCGATAAGGAGCAACACCTCCTTAAACCGACGCACCCAACGCCCGCCGCCGAGCAATTCGTCGTCAAAGACGTAAAACCCGAACACCGCCTCCGCAACGGCTTTTTGGTTGAGCGTCAAAATAAACGGCTTGCCCGCAAACGGGCTTTCAAAGTGCTTGATCTCCCGTTCGATAAAGTCAATCCGTTTGTGCGCGCCTTCGAGTTCAAAGTGGTACACGTCGCCGTGATACACGATGTCTTGCACGAGGCTTTCAAGTTCGGTTTTTAACTCCCGCCCGATCACGATGTCGCCCGCGCGGCAAGCCTTGTAATACTCGATCAAGTAACTATGCCGTCCGCCGACGGTATCGTTTAACACCTGCCACCCCGAAAGAGGCACAATATCGGGGTTTACCAAAAGCCACTCGGCGGCGTTATTCGTAGTCGTCAAGCCCGCCCTCGTCGTCGGGGGCAAGCGTCCCCAACATCTCTTTGTTTAACTTTTGCATTGACGAAGTATATTGTGCCATATACTTTACGCGCGTTTTTCCCGCCGCCGTTTCGCGTTGTACATACGGGTTTTGCGGGTTGTAAATGATCGTCGGCAAGTCCTTTATTGACTCCAACACCGCAAACGTTTCCGCGACCTTGCGTATAAGCGAGTCGTTGATTTTCAACTTGATGTCGTCAACGCCCGCCGCCCGATAAAGCCCGACGAGGCGCGCGTATTCCGCGTCTGCTATATCTTGCCGTTTCTTTTTTGTTTTTCCTGCCATTTCGCGCCTCCTATTTTGTTTTGCAAACTTTTTGAGAAAAAAGTCAAAACTTCGGTGTGTATGTAAACGACTTGCGGCGTGGAGTCTTTTTGCATTTTCAAAAATTTTTTCTCGGTGGGGGGAGTAAAATTATTCTCGGTATCGTTCCCAATACGCATTTATCCACCCGATCACCGCGTCGCGGACACTCGACCGCTCGATGTCTTGATACGCACGCTTGACGCACTCCTCCTTCGACGTGTCGATGTGTACAAGTTCCGCGCCGTAGTCCTGCACAAACACATCGCGGTCGATCCTATCGGGATATGTGCCGATAATGTACGCGTCTTGCCACTTGCGGCGAGGTGTCGCCGTCCGTACCTCGTCGAGCAAATAATCGCGCACATTGAAAGCGACGCGCTTTGTTGCGTCGGGCTTATCGTATAGCCCGCAAATACATATCGCCCGATGTATCTTGTCGAGGTCAACAATCAAGTCGTTGCGAGTTGCAACGCTGTTTACATACGTCGTTTTACCCGCGCACGGCGAGCCATAGACAAGGTAAACGTGCTTTGCACCGACCGCATAACCAAAGCGTTTATGTACGGCGTTGTGGCAATCGTGGCATAGCACCTCGATATTGTCGGGATTGAGCGTAACATTTACGTCGTCGATATTGTCGAGCGTTAATTCCACTTTATGGTGCGGGCGCAATTCGGATATATCGAACACGCCGCCGCATTTGGCACATACGCCGCCGCTCTTTATCTTGCAAGCCTGCGCCAAGTCCAAGTAGTCTTTGCGGCAATAAAACGCGTGTATCGGGTCGAGCGGCATTATATTCCCTCCGTGCTGTCGGGCGGCAACTTGCCTTGTTCTGCAAGTTCCAACGCCTTTTTACGCAACGCCACGATCTGCGGGTCGCGTGCAAAATCGTCCGTAAAACGGTTGATAAGCAAAAATTGTATCATTCCCGCGTCGGGCTTTGCATAGCGTGTATATCGCTTTGTTTTTGTACCAATAACAACGCCGCTTTTCGACACGATCTCCTCCGTGGTTTCTTCGGTGTATTCGTAGCCCATTGCCACTTTGTAGGCGTTGTTTATGAGTTCCGTCTTAAATTCTTGCTTTGCCTTATAAAGTGTTTCGGCGAGTTCGGGGTTTTCCTTTTTGTATTTCGCCCACGACGTTTTACCCACGCCGTAATATTCGCAAAGTTGTCCTTCGGTTACACCGCAACGAGCGTACCGCGCAATATCCGCCAAATAAGGTTTTACCTTATTTGCGTACTCGGACGGGCACCCCCGCTTTTTTTCTCCACCTTCAGAAGTGCCGCCGCTCGCGTTGGTTTTACGCGGGTTTTTCGGCTTTTTATTTTCTGCGTCCTTTGACGCGCCGTTTTTTGACTGTTTCGGCATTATTTTCCCTCCCCTATGTCGAGCAATAATTTCGTGATAATCAATATCGGCGTGAAAGCGAGCGCGACAATAAGCGGCACGCAACAACCTATCCACGAAAGGGCGGTCGCGGCGCACAATTTGCAAATAATCAAGATCGCCGAAAGCGGCACGCACACGACGCATACCACGAGCGCGATAATGTACAAAAGCCCGATAATTCTTGTCATTTTCGTTTACCTCCCGTAAATCGCTTGATACTCAATACAACCCACCCGTCGGCAAGCCCCGCGAAGTTGCGCAAAATGTACGTTATTTTGCCCGTGAGCCGCCGCCCCGTGTATTTCCCGTCTTTCCATTCACGCATAATCAACAAATCGCCCACGGCGTAATTTCGGTCGTCGTAGCGCAATTCCCACGGCTTGATACCGACGCGCGCCGCCTCGAAATATTCGGGCAAGCATTTGACTTCGATTATCTTTGCCATTGCCCGCCTCCGTACACAAATAGTTTTTCGACGCGATCGCGCTTTGCGCGGTTGTTGAGGTGCGTTTTTACGCTCCGCTCCCACACGCAAGTAAAATCGGGTGGTGCGGCGTATTCGCTGATAACGACGATATGCCCTTCCGCGGTGCGCTCTCTGCACCATTGCCAAAACGCGGCGGTATCGAAATGTTTTGCGTATCCGACACCCTCCGCATAAGGCGGGTCGCAATAAATAAGCACCTTTTCGCGCGTCGGAAAGCGCATTTGCCGATAGTCGCAACACCCGACCAAAATGCCGTGCAAGTTCGGCAACTGCTTTTTGAAATTCGCCTTGCTTTCCTCGAAATAGTTGCGCGTCGTACCGTCCTTTGTTGTTGCAATCGCTCCGTAGCACCCGCCATACACGCGCGCGTTGTACGACGCAAACAAAAGCACCGCCGCCCGATACCAACCCACATATTTTTCGGGCTTGTCCCGCACGTCGTAATATTCCTCGCGTGTCGGTGTCGTCAAGCCGTCCAAAAGTGCGGGATTTTCGCGGCAAGTTTCGACGAGTTCGCAAACAAGCGGGTCAATATCGTTTCCGAGGCGGTTTTCGCACTCGATCTTGTCGATTATGTTAAACCCGCCCACGAACGGCTCGACGTACTGCTTTATGCCGTACTCGTTTATGTATCCTTGCAAGATCGGCACGATGTCCGCCGCAATTTTCGCTTTACTCCCGATGTATTTCACGCTTTGCTTTGCCTCCCGTTTCTTTCTGTTTTGCCATTTTGGCGTATATGTACGCTCCCGTAACATACTCGCTTGTTTTGTGGGTAAATGCCGTAAGGCGATACCCTTTGTACATCTGCTCAAACACCCCGTGCGGGTCGCTGTCGCCTCGCACAAGCCGATTTACCCGCCGCCTCGTAAACTTGTAGTCGGCAATCGTGATTTGCGGCTTTTGCAAGTTTTTCGATGTTTTATACCGCTTTGTGCCGCGCGGGTCTTTCATACAATACCGCACCATACCCTCGTACCCGTTTTCGTCTGCCTGCAAGCGGCGCGTCTGTTTGCGCGCTCCCCCTTTCCATAACCGCTCGGCGAGGTCGCGGTCGGGGAAGTTTGTTACGATGTGGTGATGTACGCGTTTTTTGCCTTTCTTTTCGTCGTCCTCAAACTCCGTCCAAAAAACGTATTTGAGCGGCGGAAAACCGAGCCGTTTCCCGTGGTATCTTAACCGACGAAGGAAATTTGCAAATGTCCTGTCTGCCTCCGCAACGGATTTCGGCAATTTGCTCGTTTCGTATGTGAACGTGCCCCAAATATCCTCGTCCGTAAAGTTGGTGTTTACAAGCCGCACAATGTTCTTGACGGCGTTTTTGTAGTTAAGGCGTTTTTGCGCCTCGCGGGTGCTGTTTTGTTTGCGTGCCCGTTCTGTCGATCGCGCCGTGTCCCATACGGGATATATTTCACATTCCAAGACGTTGCCGCTCTTGATCGTTTTTGTCCGATAATGTACGATGTGGCGATCTTCAAGGGCTTGCAAGCGCGCCTCCCGCTCTTCCTCGATCGCAAATATCTCGTCGTAATCGTACATTGTCGGGTCGATTGTGTGCTTTGCCATTGTATGCCTCCTATTTTTGCGCAAAATAAAAGACAAAGTACGCAAGGGGTCTTGCCCCTTGCAAACCCCGCAAGGCTCAAGAATATAACACGCTGACGCGCCGTGCGCCGCTTGCCTATCCCTCCCAACGGGGCGCGCCTCTCGTTCGGGTGGCGTTTTGTGTTTATCCGTCGCATTGCCTTTGACCGTAGCACTTACGGCAAGCGTACAAGTCAAGCCCTTTGCTTACGCAAAAATTTTCTTGCGAAAATTCAAGGGGCGTTGACTTTGCTTGCCGACGTGCTTTTACACGGTCAAGGCGACGGAATAAAACACAAAACTTTAATCACCCGATCTTTTACCTTCGTCGTCAAGATAATACTTCATTACGAGGACGTAAAAGCACCGTTGTACCCTGCAAAAGTTTTGACAATCCACCTCCAATATGCTATAATACATATAGGTTTGGTTGATGTTTTTTCGTCAACTGCGGGCTATCGTCAAGTGCCAATTGCGATAGCCCTTTTACTTTGCCTTTTTATATGTAGTTTTACTCTTTGCCGCCCTGCGGCGCGCCTGCGCCGTCGGCGGCGTTTTCTTTTGCCGCAATCGCCGACAACTTTGCGTCGAGTTCTTCGACGAGGCGGCGGACGCAATCGGTCTTGCTCAAATATCCCAACTTGCGCAACGCATTTTTTGAAAAAACACGCTCCGCGAGATCGCGCGGAATTTCAACGGTAAGGTTGTAAAAATCGTTGCTTTCCCGACGGCGGCGCGTCCTTTCGGTGGCGGTTGCAACCGCCTTTCCCGCCGCCTGTTCGGGCGGTACAAGTTGTATTTCCCGCACGTCGTACACGTCAAGCACATCGCAACCGAGCGATTTGCATATACACGCAAGCGCGGGCGGAGTGGGTAAACATATATCGTTGACAATCTTACTTAAAAGCGATTTGTCAATGCGAGGGTCGGTGCAACGTACCTTATCCAACACCTCTTTTTGCATTATGCCCTTGTCGAACATTATTTTTTTGTATTTCGACATCGCATTACCTCCTTATGCCCGCCACGCGGGCGGGCGATTTTATGATTGCGGGATTAAACGCAAAAGCCGAAGGACACGCCGTACGAAT